TGTGTTTACGTCTACATACACTCTATGTACCTCGATTCTTTAATTTTGCGTATAAAAATAAGACCTTACGGTCTCGCTCTGATCTCCATATAATCCCCTCTAGCAAAAGCAGCCACATTTGTGACTGCTTTTGTTATATACATGTTTCTTCTAGCTTATCTAACATAGTGCTGATTTTATACAAAACTTCTTCTTTCTCATTATTTTTACACTTAATATACATATCAGATAATGTTTTGTAAATTTCAGTAAATGTGATCGCTGGTTCTTTTTCATCCAGCTTATAGTACTTCAATGCGTTTTTTAAACATCCTTTTGTTGCTAATTCTTCATCACTTGTTTCTATATATCTATGGCAACTATTGCATAATGTCACTAAATTACTTGGACTATGATTTCCTCCATTCACTCTTTTTCTTATATGATGAATATGTAAATCAGTCCTTTTTTGACATATTTGACATTCATTATTATCACGTTGAAGTACTGACTCCCTTGTTTTTTCTGGAATATCCGATAGATTCCATACATTCAATTCTTTACCGAATATTTCATCCCCTTCTTGTAAAGGTGTAATATATTTTTTTACTTTTAAGTTTACAATATCCTCAATGACCGACTTCGCAACTAGCGTTTTATTCAAATTCTCATTTAAATCTTCATTTAGTTCATCTAATCTGGCTTTATATTTATAATTTTTCTGACAATCATCACAACAGAATATCTCCTTAAGTCTTGTTTTTCTAGAAAAATTTTTTCCACAATATAAGCATGTATATTCATAGACTCTGTTTTTCGATCTTTCATAGTTAACTTTTCGTTGACATTTTTTACCACAATATTTCTGATCTTTTCTTGATGGAATATATCTTTCTCCACAACACTCACAAGTTTTTTCTTCTTGTTTCTTCTTTTTCATTGGCGTTCTCTCCTTCCACCGCCATTATACAGCAGAAGGAGAAATCTGCCAATGATTAGTTTGTGTGCACCCCTTAAACTGTAATATTCTCATCTATGCCTCCTTATCTGGCGTATAATCTTGTGATACCTCCGTTGTTGTATATCTTGATCTTGTTGCTACCAAGATAAGATATACCGCCGTTGTATGTACTGGAGTAAAATGCCTGATGTGTTCCGGATCCGTGATCGATGCCGGAATGACTCGTTAATACACTTGCTGGTACAATTGTGCTTCCAAGTTCTCTATAATAGTTTCCGTTCGTACTACTTGCCAAGCCACAGGTTATCAGGAACTCGGAATATTGCGATACGTCTACGGTGATTGTGGAGTTGCCTACAGTTGCCTGGTTTTTTAATCGTGTCCAAGCTTTATTTGCCTTGTTACTTACCTTTGTAAATAAAGCGGTCATACTCTCGCCGTTCACATACGTATCTGTATCATTAACTACTACTGATGGTACTGATGCCGATCCACCCTCATGAGATGCCTTCGTTGAAATTCTCGTAGATGAATTTCTAAGATATGTTTCTGCTCCATCTACACCTATTTCCAAATCTCCTATAAATACCTTTGCGCAATCGACACCCTCTCCTAATCGAATCTCGTCACCTTTGAAGGATGCAAGTTCTTCAGTCCCCTTCCTAACTTGTACACTGGTTCCATCTATAAACACATTGAATCCAGCAGCATTACCGATAGTAGCTGTTGGCGCATATACTGGTTCGGATGCTACTCTCCAGTTTATGCCGTCATATGTGAAGGTTACGGTTGCTCCGTCGGTCCAATATACATCCCGGACACCTTGGATATACATTGCTTTTGCACCTGTACCAGCAATGTTAAGTGTTGGGCTGGATACGGTGTTCGCGTAAGTAAATTTAACAGCTACGGTTGCTCCGGCTTTTAACGAAAGTGAACCAGCCGCCAAACTTGCAACTTTCGCTACGGTTCCAGCTGCAGTATCGCATGTCGCATAGAGCATTTGTCCATCTTTACCAGCTGTTCCTGTCTGCCCTTGTGGCCCCTGTGGTCCTTGTGGTCCTGTATTACCTTTTACACCTTGTGGTCCTTGTGGTCCGGTCGCACCAGTATCACCTTTCACTCCCTGAGGTCCCTGAGGACCTGTAGCTCCTGTGGCTCCCTTATCTCCTTTTTCGCCTTTCGCTCCTGTTTCACCTTTGATCTTACTCCATGTATAAGCTCCCACCGTAGTAGGATCCGCCCGATTAAAGTCCGTACACTGTCCAATGTAATCCCCGACTGTTTCTCCAGAATTTGATGTGAATGTCTTACCGCCATCATTGGAGTATTTAATGTGCAAGTATGATGTTTTCCCATCTGCACCATTGGTTCCTGGGATTCCCTGCGTACCCTGTTCTCCCTGTAAGCCTTTGAATCTGTACCAGGTATATTTGCTTGGATCTGTCGAATCCGGCTCTGTATAGTCCACATAGGTTCCAATATAAGTATTCGGGACTTCTGACATCTGAGATGAGGTTGGATTCTCTACCGGAGAATATTTTATATGGAAATAACTGGTCTTCCCGTTCGTTCCGTCTTTACCAGCCGGACCTTGGGGACCTGTTGCTCCGGTGGCACCTGTCTCTCCTGTTGGACCGGGGATACCCTGTTCACCTTTCTCACCTTGTAACCCCTGCAAGCCTTGTGGTCCTTGTTCACCTTGCGGGCCCTGGGGACCTTGAAATTTACTCCACCGATACTTTGTCGGATCTTCAGAATCAGCTTTTTCAAAATCTGCATACTGCCCCATATATGTTTTCCCGACAGTATCTGTTGTCGAAAATCCAGTTTTTCCATCCGCACTGGTCGCATAAGCAAAATGCACATAACTCGTCTCGCCGTTCTCTCCATTTTTCCCTGGAATTCCATCTGCACCATCTTCGCCGTTGTCGCCTTGGAATTTTCCCCACGTATATTTCGATGGATCTGTACTGTCATCCAGTTCATAATCTGCATAGGTTCCAATATATTTGTTTGGTGTTTCCGTCATGTCACTGTATGATGTCGGGTTCGGTACCGCCGAATATTTCATATGGAAATATGTTGTTTTACCATCTTTACCCGCTGTTCCCGGAATGCCCTGCTCACCTTTTATCTTTACCCATGTGTACTGCGTCGGATCGGAAAGATCAGCTTCTTTCGCAAGCCGGTTCGTAGCGATTCCGAGATAGTCTTTTCCGTAAGCATTGGCCGAAATTCCCGTTCCATTTTCATCATCTGCAAAGGCTGTCCATGTATAAAAATTACGATTCTTAGCGATCTTCTCAAATCGCTCTGCCAACTCCATAACTTTTGCATCAATACCGCTTCCCTGTCTTACATAATCCCCTAGCTCTGCTTCTTTTGTATCGTTCGATTCTGACATCTCTAATTTCAACAGTCTTGCAGTAAGATATATATTATCGTCATCATCAACAATGGATACCGTGTCACCTACCTTCACCCCATCTGGAAGATATAACAACTCTACCTCATAGGTAACAGCTTCATCACAGATCTTCTTAAGACTGGATACGGCTCGATTGCACAATTCAGATTTCGATGTCGTATCGTATGTAAAGGATTTTACGATATGTCCAACATCATTCTTATTCTTTTCTGTCTTAATCTGATACCGGCTCCACTTTTCCAGTGCTTTCCGGGATTTCACATAGGATCCTTCTACATAAAAATCTCCATCATCGTACTTATAACCATTTAATGTAATCGGATTTTCTGATCCTTCCGGTGTTCCGCCGGTACAGCGGTATGCTGTTGCAAGATCTGCGATGGAACTCTTGATTCGAAATCCGCTAACCTCTTTGCCAACATTCAAAGTAACACCCGAATCATTCCCCCTATTCTTATACACATTGATGTATTTTCCAGTCACAGCCATATTCTCGACTTTGAAGCCAAATCCAATCTCAGCGTTGTCAAACTGTGTAGCTACACTCAGTAATCTCTTTGTCGCTGTGTCTTCACCATCCCAGGACAACTTTCTTGTAAGATTACTTACCTCATTGATTCCGATTTCAAATCCAGAATCATATGCAAATTTATTAATGTAATAGGCAATGTTATAAGCTTTATCTGCAGCATATTTTCCGACCACTTCATTTAACAGATCCAGTCCCGCATCTTCAGCATAGATGGAGGCATCCCTTTGAATCGGATCTATCGTCGAATCAATAATCGTATATACTTCCACTTCACTGCTGTCCGCACTCTGTTTTAAGATGAAATTTCCTACTGCAGCAAGCTTCTTCACATCAACTTCCTGTTCTTCGTCCTCATCCGGATTTACAAAATTGTAATCCAAATTGCATTCAAAGATTGCCACGCCTTCGGATATTTCTTCTGTCTTTTTATCATTTGTAATTATTAGTCCCTTCGGCAGTCCGGTAGATGCTGATCCAAGAATGTTCATTGCCCTGTCAGCAAAATATATGATCACAAGAACACCTCCCTGTACTTCATTTTAAACGTCGGTTTCTTCGCCCAGCTGGAGCACAAGCATTGAACCTGATTAACTCCCGGCTTCAAGCAAAATGTTTCCCAGTCATTTCCAAGAGCTCCCAGATCCGGCTTTGGCAGACCATTCATCCGGATTGATCCATCTGAACAATTTGCAATCAAACTGCAGTCCTGCGCAAATTTATTCGGTACATCTCTCCATTTTTCTACGTGCAACTTTTGAAAATAAAAAGCATTGATCCCGTTGTATGTAAGATACTTATTCCCTGATCTTGTTCCTCTCTGCTTAATCGCAATCTGAATCTTGGCACATTTCATATCCGCTATTTCCGGAATATTGAAGCTCGGATAACTGCCATTATAGAAAAATGTAAGTTTACTGCCTTCTTTTCTAAGATCACAATGTCCCCAGTTCCAGTACCACGGATTTTGCTTCCGCAGATGACTTGTCATATAAGTGTACGTTTTCAGCACACGTCCCGCCTGCTGATCGGTACTCTTCTTGTTCGGATTGTAGCAGACTAGATCATAATGTCCTGTATTTCCGCTCATATCCGATTTATACCAGTTCACACCGGCAATAAGCTTATCGTCTGCTGTCAGGTAGTTAATACACATTTCTCCGGTCTGTCCCATCAATCCGGCATAAAACAGGATATGGAAATAAGAATAAAAGTTCTGACACCCTTCCTGATCACCGGTTGAGTCCGCCGGAAGAATGATGGTTCTGAGTCCACCGTTTGCGCGGCCAACCTGTTGCCCTGCAGACTTCAAAGAGAGGAACTTGGTATTAAACCATGTTGATGTTCCGAGGGATCCTTTTGCTCCGTAGAAAGGATGCATAAAATCCGTTCCAGATGTATCATCCGGTGCATTGAAAAAGTCCTGAAGCGTAGCCAATGTCTCATTTTCTTTGTACGTCTCCCCATCTTCCTCTTCGATGTTTCCGAACTGTAAAATATGTTTATCCTGATCAACGAATCCGACAAATCCATTCTCTCCATTTTCCATCGCTGCTTCGAACGTTGGATGTGCTTTATACGTTCCTTTATAATCAACAACAAATGTTGTCCCGTCATCTGCAGTTGGCGCAACCTCGTACTCTTCTACGGAATATTTAAATGGATCTGAGCAATAGAACTCAATTTCTGCAGTGATCGCATTCCTGCCATGCGGCACATCGCCGGCATTCACCTTCGTTCCAACATAATACTTATCCGGTTCGTCCAAGAAGATCAGCTTCGCTTCTGCCACATCAAGTAATGAATTCAATTTGTTATAAGCATTCCGGAATTCCGCATTACTCTTAGCGATCAGCTGATACCCGACAGTGATCGTTCTCGGCTTATACCGTTTTCTTCGATATCTGGATCCATCCATAATCTCCGTATCCAAATCTGTAATTTCTGTTTCGATCATCTCCCGGCCGGACACATATAGTGTCCGATATCCGGGGATTACATTTTCAAAATAGACTCCGTTAAAATTGAGAGCTTCGGAGGGCAGTATCTGCTCTTCCTGTCTCTCTGTAGTGTCTACAAATTTATACATATCTGCCCTCCTTATCTCATGCCTTTCTTTCGAAGATCTCTTTTCTGCTGCTGTTCAATTTCTTCTTTGGTGTATTTCGCCGTTGCCTTTGCCACCTGCCGGCCATCTACTTCAACAGGGACGTAAATGGTATAGGTTTCGTTTCTGGTGTAGTCATAATCATCATTCAAATCTTCGATGCCGATTCTTAATCCAGCTCCAATTTCCGGAACAGGAACTAAATCCGGAATGTCTACCAGTTTCCATACTGCCTTTTTCGCATCTGTGACCCTATCAGAAATTCCATTTACCCATCCTTCACCGAAATAGCCGCCCAGTTTATGAGTAACCTTGGACGGACTTCCAATCTTAGCTTTTGCTACAATTGCCGCCTCTGCTGCAGCTGCCAACTGCGCCGCAACAGATCTTACACGCCCAACCTGACTTGCCATACCATTTGCAAGACCAGCTCCTATATATACACCGCAACTGTATGAACCGGATCCAGCTGATCTCATGGCTGATACTGTAGACGCAGACATGGATCTTGCCGTAGATACTGCGCGACTCATGCCACTTGACACTCCACTATTAAAATTATTTCCAACTGCATTACCAGAGCTTTTTGCCTTTCCTTCTGCATTTGTAAATTGACTGATCAGCGCATTGATAGCAGATTTTGCCTTACTTCCCAGTGCATCCAGTCCTGCATTCACTACGTTCACACTGGATCTCATACTTGTTAAAGAGCTCTGAGCACTCTTCGCATTGGATGCAATTGATTTCATGCTTGAATTAACAGACTTTAATGCTACCACCATTGCAAGGGTGCCAACTGCGCCGCCTGCCATAGCAGCTCCAAATGCTACCACTACAACAGCCGATGCTCCCATTCCAGCCGCAAGACCTAATGATAATGCTGTTAAGGCTGTCAGTGCTCCTACCGTTGCTAAAGCTCCGGATGATACAGCAGGGAATGCAGCTCCCATCAACAGAAGTCCTGCCCCAGCTACCGTAAGACCGGCGCCAAGGGCAAGTGCTCCTGCTGCCAGAAGCAACACACCCGCTGCCGCAATCAGGACAGCTGCACCAACCACCGTAAGTCCGGCACCTACCACTACAAGTCCGGCACCAAGGACAATGCATCCCGCTCCGGCTACTGCAGCCCCAGCGCCAAATACGATCATGCCTGCTCCGAGAGTTGCGATGCAAGCCGCTCCCTGAATTCCATATTGCACAATGGTCGGAAGCACACCTGCTACTATGGCAAGCCCAACACTTGCCAGCAGTGCTCCGGTTGAAACCAGTAATATAGCTACACCAAAGGCAACGAGACCTACTGCTCCGGCTGTCAATGCCGGTCCTAGTGCTGCTGCGCCAAGGGCAAGTCCGGCAATTGCCGCAACCATACCAACCATACAGCCTATAGCAAGCGGTCCCGCATTCGCCAGATTAACAGCCGCCAGTGATAATACAGCAATCCCCGCTGCCGCTATCAGGACAGCCGCACCAAAGGCAATGAATCCGGTTGCTCCGACCGTCATAGCCGGCGCCACATTTTTGGCAACAACCATTAAGCCTGCCACTGCAACCGTCATGCCGATCAGTACTCCTGCTGCCAGTGGTCCAGCTTGTGCGATTTGCACGGCTGAATATGCCAAAAGGGAAAATCCTGCTGCAATCAATGCTACTCCTGCTCCGATCGCTACAAATGCTTTTGCTGATTCTACGATAGTCCCTGATGATTCTTTACTTGCAGTGCCTACCGCTTTTTCACCCGCTGCTACGCCAAATAACTTACCTGCCAGCGTCGCTATTCCTTTTCCTGTCATGCTTACAATTGCGCCCGCAAAAGTTTTGACACCAGGGGCGATTGCACTGACTATTTTAAAGCCTTTAAAAGCAACATATAATTTCGGTAACAGCGTAATTGCTTTTGCCACTTCTTTATCATGATCTTTTAGAAAATCCGCAAATGTAGTTAATGCATCTGTTGCTGTTCCCATGCTTTCAGAGAAATTATCCACACTTTCCTTTTTTCCAAATGCTCCGGTAAGTTCCTGTACTTCGTCAATAATCGCACCAGCTGCCTCTCCAAAGGCTGTCCCTACCTCTTTTGCATCTGTTTTCAGCACGTTCCAGTATGGAGATATAAGTTCGATTGCTTTTGGAATTCCAACGGACAATTTGTCAAATCCCGCCTCCACCTTACCGGTCATCCCATTGATTGAATCAATCACTTTAGGCTTTGCGAAAGTATCATAAAGCTTCATCATTCCGCTTACTGCAGATGCCTCTAAGTTACCCATAGCACCTTCAAATGTTGTTACGGATGTGGCTGCTTCTTTCGCCATGTCAGTCATACCAATGTTATTGATAGCCTGTCCGAGCATGTCTGCGGTAATTGCACCCTTTTCCATTGCTCCTTTGAAGTCGTTCCCTAATGTTGGATTCAGCTTAATCAGCTCTTTCCGTAAGCCTCCAGCAAGCTGCGGACTGGCATTAATGATCTGGTTCCAATCCTGAGCATGTAAAGCTCCTGCCGCCATTGCCTGTGAAAACGCAAGTGCTACCGAGGAATATTCCTTTGCACCTCCACCAAATACAGCAACTGCATTACCGACTGCTTCCGTCAACTTGTCTGCGTCTTTGATTCCATTTGCCGAAAGTGAGCCGAATGTACCCATAACATCCTGCAGGGAGAATACTGTTTTATCTGCATATGTTTTTAATGTACCTGTTGCTCCGGCTATTCTCTGTATTTCCGCTTCGGAATACCCGGAAAATCTCATAGCTGCCTGCAACTTATACATGGAATCCGATGTTTCTATCGTCTCTTTCGACAAATCACTGACTGAATTTGTCACCAGCGACATCGCCTTCCCGCCGATTGCAGCCATTGCACCAAATCCAAGACCGCCGGTGAGAGTAGTTTTCAGATTATTTGCATATCCCTGGCATGATTTCATAATGGATGAAAAGTTTTTGTCCTGCGCTGATAATATTGCTTTTACACTATACGACTCTGCCATCCTCTCACTCCTCTCTATCCAGCAGTTTGGTTATTCCAGCAAATCTGGATGGTTTCCTTCGATTCTTCATTTTTTTCAGTTCTTTATCGAAATCAAAGAACTGCCGGAATCTCTTGTAAACTGGTTTGGTCTTGCCTTTGCCAGCTTTCTTTTCTGCCTTTACCGCAAAATTCAAAAATGCCTGACGATGTTCATGTAAACTCTCGTCAAGCATCCGAAGCTCTAAAGCCTCCATCATAAGTTCATATTCTGCCAATGTCAGCTGATCCACCTGTTTAAATGACGTGAAGCCAAAATACCGGAAGCAATTCCTTGCTACGGTCTTATATAGGTCTTCTTCTACAGCTCCTGAGCCTTCTTCTTCGCCATCTGTTCCTCGTACTCTTTCAAGATCTCTTTCACTGCTTTCTTGGTAGCATTTGTTTTCGATAAAAAATCTTTTGTTTTCTCCATGAGCTCATCGATGTCTACCTCTTCCGAATCAATGTAAGAATCTAACATTGCCTTTGTTACTCTTGGATTCTCTCCCTTATTCGCCAAATCTAACAGATCTACCAGTGCATTCGGTTCCTGATCAACCACAACACTAGCGATCAGATACCTTGCTCCTATCTCTTTTGTTGTTCCCGGCATTCCCTGAACCGGAACTACGGTAAGCTTATTTGCTTCTCTTAAGAATCCCATCCCGAATTTAAACTGATATACTGTTCCGTTGATTGTAAGTTCCATCATATTGTTTTATCTCCCTTCCGCGCGATGTCGCACATCAAAAAAAGAGGACGATTCTTCTCGCCCTCTTAAGCTCCTGTCTTCTGAGTGTCTGCAAATACATATGCTGCTACTTCCTGCTGTTCTGCAGTAACTGTTGCATAGCCATCTACGCCTTTTCCTTCCAGTCCAAATGTCAATGATAACTCTACATTATCCTCTGCATTAGATGTCTTATCAATTTCCGTAAGATATCCCTGGAAGTATTTTGCCTTAAATTTATCAGTCGAGCTCGCCTGCGGCTCTGCTAAGTTTACTTCCCAGATCTCCATCTTTTCATCATCGTCGAGTGCTGCTTCCAACTCATCGATGAACTCATCTCCTTTTTTCAAAAGGCTTGATGCTGTGATTTCTCCTTCTGCTGCCCCCGGTGTACGTACTGTACCATCTTTTGTCACTGTCGAATCAGCATCCTTCGACTTTGTACGTTCATTTTCTGTTGTAAACGCAAGTGCTGTTGCATCATGATCTTTCTCTGTACTCAGGATACGGTACAGATATACGATCTTTTTTCCTGCTACTGCTTCTGCAAATAACTGCAGTCCAAATAACTTTCTGTTCTTCACTATTGTCATCTCCTAACTAAATTTAAATGCCACTTCTAGGATTCCCATAAGAAGCGGCTGTTTTGTTGTTGTATCTGGCAAGATTCTCTGTGTCGGCCTTTGCATATTCCAGGCATAATGTTCTGTATGTTCGATTGATCGGCAGATGTTCTTGATATCTGCCAAGATACCAGATACCGTTCCTCTCTGCCGTACATTATCATGCCAGACTTTCAACATCAGATTAGTCTCGCCGATAATCTCATTTTTTGTAGCCTGATCACTCTCGGAGCAATCCGCCAGGTAAACAAAAGGATACGGCGTGTCCTCAGGCGGTAAATCCGTGTCATACACACCAACTCCCGTATCCTCATATTTTTCTTTCAATGCCATCAAAACAGCACTGAACAATTCCTGCTGTGGATCCATCTTATCACCTCACAAGTTTTCCCAAATCCGACTTAAATTTACCTTTCTGCTCATCAAATGCCGGGCGTATATGCGGTTTTCCTTTCATGAATCTCGTTCCATATTCCTGATAACCTGCATATTCCGCTGTTGATTCAACCTCTGCAGTCATGCCGCCATCTGTAATTTCCAACATAATTGACTTTTGTAAATGATGGGTGAGCACAGGAGCTTCTTTCATAGCTTTTTTCTGCATTTCTGCTCCATTTTTCTTAACTACTGTTTTAACAGCAGACAGATCCATGTTTTTAGTCAGTTTAGCCTCCAACTTTTCAAAACCAATCAGCTTTACTCCCATCACACCACCTCCGACACAACATATACCTGCTTCGTCCGGAGCTTCCTGCTGAAATCTACGCCATATGTTTTATTCCCTACGCGAATCCTGTCAAATGGCCGGTCATAATGATTCTGCAGGTGAATGGTAAGGCTGCCTTCCTTAATTCCGGAATAGACAAGCATCATCGTATTCGTACCGGTATCCATGACTGAGGCAGACTTCATATCTTCCGATATCGTGTCTTCCCCGTAATTACCGGTAGCCGGATCATACTCTCCAGGGGTGAGTTTCTGGAAGTATATAGGTGTGTCATATCTCATAGGAATCTCACCTTACCTTTCTTTGATTCTTTCTGATCATCCAGATATGCCCGGATATCATCCATGTATCCCGCAAAATCATTTTCTGACCAAGAAAGGCTTTCTCCCTCAACACTGTGAGAGGAAAGTCCTTCTGAACCGATTCTGTTGAACCGTATGATTGACACATCCAGAATGATATAATTCATCTCTTCCGGAGGCTCTAACCCCCCAAGAAGGAAACGCAGCCTTTGTTTGGTAGCCTTTAAAATTAACAGCAATTTATTTTCTAAGGCTCCGTCTATTTCTTCCGGCAGTCCCAACAAGACTTTCAGATCTTCAATCATACGCTCCTCCTACTCTGCCAGCTCTTTGTTTTCCGGCATCTTACTCTCTGCTTTCTTCTTACCGGCTTTTGATGTTTTTTCTGCAGTATCTGTGCCGGCTGTATTGTCTGGATCTTCTTCCACAAGTTCGATCAGCGGAGTGTGCTGTTTGTTGTTACTGCCGGCCAGCTCCTCGATTCTTTCTTTGCTGACATCTACTCCTTCACGAGGGAAGATATCTCCCTCGTTATAAGAGTGATCGTTATCATGGAGATCGATAAAATGTTTGATTACCTTATACATACTTCCTTACCTCCTATGCTCCTGGATTGACAGTTACAGCTACATCACCAGAACGAACAGCTTTGTAGTTCTGATCACATTCAACCAGTGTGATATGGTGCCCTGCTGTCGAAGCAATCTCTGATTCACCATCCCACTTAGACCAGTTCTTAACGTCCATGCCGTAAGTTACTGAAGTTGCGGCTGCAGCATCTTTGTATTTCCAGCAGTTTCTTAGTGACAGCAGTTGCTCTTTCACCGTCAGCTTTGTATCCCCTGCTTCTGATCCAGCCTCTGACGTTACGCTTAATGTTCCTAAGGTCTGTGTATCAGATTCGCCTACAGAAATGTATGCGATTGCATCTAAATATTCACAGAACAGACGTAAGCCCATGATTGCGTAGTTATCGGAAATCATACGACTATATGTTCCCTCTGTATGGAACCCAATGAATCCTGTCTCTGAATCCGTTGTGAACGAAAGTCCTGCTTTTGCGAATTCTGAATCTCCCGGATCAACATAATATGCAATCATGTTGTTGAGCGGTGTTGCAATTACAACATTCTGCGGAACCTCAGATGTAACAAATACAACATCCGCTCCGAGGAAATTTGTCAGATACTTGAAGCCGAATGCAGTCTGCAGTGTAATATCTGCTGCACCGAGATACTTGTACACATCCAGAGTGTTTACCCAAACAGCTACTCCGGTTGCCGTTCTCTTCATCTTCTGGAACTTAGCCACAACCTTTCCGATCGCCATTGCAACAGCCATCTGCCAAGTTGTTTCGTGTCCTGTAAGAGATCCGGCTTTTAACTGTGCGTAGAATTTATCAGTCACTACATTCTGCAGATCGGACTTGAACTCATCATCCGTATCCTGTACTGCCGCCTCATAACCTTTTTCCGAAATGGCTTCAAGAGATACGCCTTTACGATATTTTTCAATCTTGATCGTATCAAAAGGCTTTTCTTCTACTGTGTATCTGGACATCGGGATTTCTTCGCCTTCTCCAACATCTCCTGACTGCAGTTCACCTTTTACCGTTTTGGTCTTTAATACCGAATTGTTTTCCTTTCTGATCATTCTGGTAATTCCCAGAATATCTAACAGTGCCTTCAGGTTCTTACCAAAGGATGTGACAAAGTCAATCTCTCTGGCTTTTACCTCGATCTGCACTTCTCCTGTCAGGTTATTCGGTGCTGCAAATACCTGCAGACCTAATCTTCTAATATCATGCATGTTTCATACTTCCTTTCTTACTGAAATAATGTGATGTTCTCAGCGATCAGCTTCTGTCTTTCTGACGGATTCTTCACTGCTAAGATCTGTTCTTTTGTCATCGGTGGTTTATCTCCACCATTACCTGCTTTTGGAGCTTTCCCCTTTAACGCATCTTTCACTGCTTTCTGGACCGCTTCTTTATACATAGTTGAAAAGGCTTCTACTGCTGCCTTAGTTCCATCTGCATCTTCTGCCACAAGGTTCATAACCAATTCATCCGGAATAGTGATATCCTCATCCGCCAGCATCTTACGTGCTTCTTTCGCCATGTCTGATCTGGCATTCTGGCGCTTCATTTCTTCCAAAGCATCCTCTGCTTTCTTCGCCCTATAGTTTGCCTTTTCTTCATTAGTCATCTGAGCGAGCTTTTCTGCTTCTGATACCTTATCATCCGTCAGTGTCTTCCATTTGGTCTGTGCATTTGTCACAGCCGTATCAATTGCCTTCTGGACACGCCGGTCGAACTCTGACTGATTGCCTCCCAACTTCAGGAAATCATCAAATGACATTGTTGTGTTACCGTTATTTCCAGTATCTGCCCCAGCTCCAGCACCGTTCCCTTCTCCGGATCCGCCGCCGTCTCCTCCAGGTTCTGTAAATAACTGCAGGTTGCTCATTGGAATTCTCCAGTGATTATTCATGTGTTTCATCTTATCTATCCTTTCCGCCCCGCCCCATTCATTTAAGCCCAGGTCGTTGCATCTTGAATGTGTAGTTTAACGACATCCCGGTCACATTAAGTTACATGATCCGGACATACTCCGGAAACTCCTCGGCAATCATACAGATGCCAATGAAAAAGGAATCCACCAGAGTTTTCGACTTCTCTAATAGATTCCCATACTTTATATCCACCCTCCCGGGAGATATCTCATATTCAATTTTATCGTCTGTCAGGTCCTTTATGGACTTGATCAGTGTCTGTGCAAGTGCTGTTACACCGGCGCACACGATATCTGATCCGGAAACAGCATAATTTGCATGCCCGGATATCTTTATTTCATCCTTGCGGACGGTTACTTCAATCAAATTGCATCTATCCTTTCCGAGAAAAATGAGTATAAAAATACCACCAATCATTATGATCAGTGGCTTTTCTAAATAAACGGTATCATATCTTTTACATCTTTCAATGTTTTCTTGGCTTTCTCAATCAATGAATTTTCAAATAAATACTCTATTCCCTTTGGAGTGATAATAGCTTCTTGCAAATCACCAAAAATTACTCCATCTTTTGTATGATTAACCCTAATCCCTTTAATATACTCTTCGTTAATCAAGCTTAAAAGAATGTATATCCAATAATTTTCCGGGATATTGTACGTCGATGCAACTAAATACTCTGGCTTCTGGTTTTTCGCCTTTTTTCAGGCAATCGTAAAGGTACTTTAAAACTCGGTATACAATCACAAAATAATCATTTTGAGCCATTTATCTCACTTCCTTACTCTTGAAGTAATTTACACTTATTCTACAAACTCTGGCAATTCTTTTTTCAGCTTTAATGATTTTTTAATATCTCTCACATACACTTTATATGAGCCTTCTCCGTATTCCAGCTCCATATATCCATCAGGAGTACGACCGAACATTTTGTAGTAATCGTCATATAGCTTTTCCAGCTCTTGTGTCATTTTTCCATACCACATTACTTCATATCCATTCTACTCATTTTAACTAGTGACACTTATTTCTGATATAAATATCCGTTTTCATACAGATAATCATTTTCTTCTACAGTTAAAACCGAGAATGGATTTACCCAAGTATCGTCTTCTTCTATCGGTCCATCATATTTATACTCTGATGGAATGAATCCCAGTTTTTTGCATATTCTTTCATATTCTTTATCAACTGCCATATCAAAGCACCTCCAAAGACATTCCAGCATCGCTACTTTTGAATTGGTTCAATTCCTGGCAGGCAGCCGTGATTCACTATATAATTCATTTCTTCATTAGTCAATACTTTAAAGGGGCTTTCCCATGAATCATCCTCTGTATTGAACTCCGGAATTGCAATATCTTTAGGTTCACAACCCAATTTATCGCATATTCTTTTATACACTTCATCCATGCTACCACACCTCCAAATACACTCCTGCTTGTTCTAGCCATGTTCTTACTTCTTTATCATACCCTTGCGTTTCCATCCGGTCAAGGGCAAATCCAGCATTCACAGAATTGAATTTATTCTTATCTACCCAATATTTGTACACCTTACCGTCATGACAAGCTACCAGTCCAAAATTGTACCCTCGTTTCACACAAGTCATCAAATCTGCAAGACTCGGAGCGCTACTGCCTGGATGATTATGTATCGCGATAATCGTTCCTGACTCTGACTCTTCCAGCAACTGCTTCATCGGCTTATTCATCTTCGCCTTGCTCTCTACATTATAGTCTTTGTTCACTGCATATTTCCCATTAACTACATTGATAAATGCCAAATCTTCAAACTTTGTACCAGATCTATGACTTAGCATATCCTTGGAAATGTTCCATGCTCTACGATTCACCTTTGAATTGCCGGATACCTGATTGAATTTCTTTCGGTACTCCGAAGACGTAAGAAGCAATTTCTTCACAACTGTATCAGCATATTTATATTTCTTTTTACTTTCTTCACTTTCCCTTGAAGCCTTCCAATCTTCGAAATTCAATCCATGTTCCTGATAACTGTTTATCCACTCCTCATAAGCCTCATTATCCATATATGCGGCTGTGCTGCAATGACAGTTCGGATGCATTGGCGGAGCATTCTCACCGGGCATCATATCATCTACCTTGAAATGCTTATCGTCCAGTCCTTTGCAAATCGGACATACATCGCCTTTTGTGCATGCAACATACACATACTCATCAAAGCCGTTACGGATAAAAGACTGCTTCTGAGCCTCTGTCTGCACTCTTGCAAGCTCTGTCGTCATGAGCCTCTGCGCATTATAAGCACTGACACCGAATCTCTTCTCCAGATGCTTTGCAAGTTTCTTCGGATTCTGTCCTCTGATCAGTCCTGATGCAAGTAATCCTTCCAGCTCTGCTTTGAGCATTCCCTGATACATCCAAATACGATCCGAATATGTCGCATTCTTAAATGATGCATTCACGATTGCATGAGCGTATTTCTCATTCTTGAGAACGGACTTACCAAGAATACCGGCTTGTCTCTGAAACTCTTTCAGTGTTCTGTCAGTCAGCTTCTTATCGAAATACTTCTGCATCTCATCAAACCCTGATACCATCTCAAGACCGATATTCGCCTTCAGGAGTTCTAACCGGTTCACCTTCATGGTCAGATTATAGATCCGCATCTCTTCATTCGCCCGATCGGAAAAATCTTTTGTTTCAACATATTTCTTTGCTTTCCGTTCATATGCTGCAATATCCAACTTGCTTACTCTCTTCTTTGCCTCAGCCATCGTAATGCCTTCTTTAGCAGCATACTTGGTATAAAATCCGTTGATCTCTTTATTGATCTCGTCCATCATATTGGCATAGATCTCTTTGATCTGACGATTATACTCAGCTTCTTCCTGAATATTATGTTTCTTTGCTTCCGTTTCCCGGTTCTTCCAGTACTCCTGACTTGCCATCACCTGCACCTCCGAACATCTGCATCATAACAGGATCTGTCTTGGCTTTCTCCTGTTCATTTTCGATTTTTTTCATCTCATTCTGCACATTGTCCACGACAGACAGTACACCAAGCTGTGTCTCCTGTGAAACAATTCCTTCGAGGTTGCCGGCGATCTGACTCTCCTCCAGTACATTCGATGGAATATTCGGTGTGAAATGGTAATGCAGTTTCACCCAGTCATCTTCTTTCACTCCAGATACTGCAGATATTGGATTCGAAAAAATCAACTTATATCTCCGATTCATTCCAGATGTAAACTTTCTCTCCTTCGTCTTCGCCAAGTTGCTCATTCCCTGTAATTTATACTTCATGGCAATGCCCGAGCTTGTACCAAAGTTCTCATCTGAGATATTCGCAACCATACTGATCTGGAATATTAGTTTCTCTAAGCGATCAATCAAGTGTTCCTGTGTGGTATCTCCATTTGGCTTTTGTAAGAAGTCTACAACGAGCTGATTCGCATCTCCATCAAAGTTAATAATACGATTATCTCGGATGTATTTCATCTCGTCATCGCCCAGCGCAGCTCCAAGTATCTTCATGTAAGCATCTGCAAAATAATCTACATCATTTGCCTTCTCGCTGATAGCTTTGTTATAAGCATCAATCATTGACATCGCCGGTTCAAAGATACATGTTCGCTCCTTGTTCTCCACATACTCCGTAGCTGGCACTCCATCAAATCCATGTATCTTTTCTTCCTCCCAGATAAGTTTTCCCTTCTGGGTGAACCACCGAACTTTGGTGTCATCTGACACACTTCCATGCAATACATTATTCGAATCTATGTACAGTCGAACAAAGTATCGTTCTCTGCACAATACCGAATCATCATAGATCATAAAAGCATCAAATGGTGTCAGATATGTAATCCCGATATTTCCCAGTTCATCCACGTAATACATCTCGTATCCTTTGCCATAAATGCAACAGATCTTCGACAGCTCCGCGTTGTTATCGTCCTGATCATTGTACTGATCCAGGAACTCTACATATTTTTTGATATTATCTGTAGCGTCATCATCCACAGATATTTTAATTGGGTTTCCGATAAAGAATCCGTTGAATGTATCTACCGTATACTTTGCAAAGTTCACAGCAATACGATTGTCCGGTTTATAATGCGGCTTTGGTTTCTGGTGGAAAATCTGGTAGTCTGTTTCGTATGCATCTTTCAAACGTTTAAACCGAAAGGCACACTCTGCATCATGCTTTGCTATGAATTCATTCAGTTTGTTATCTGTCAGCTCTTCCTCTGACGGTAATCGAAATAACACTTTACAGTCCTCCTTTCAGGTTTCTGTTTAGTTTCGGCTTAGCCTTACGCTCTTCCTCGATGGAATAACGCAGCATAGCCATTGCATCATCAAAAAATGGAACTGGTTCTTCCAGATAAGTATTAGTACGCTCATCCTTCTTCCACTTCCATTGCTGAATCTCTTTGATTGTATTCACACAGGACGGATGTATGTGGATCCTGTGTTGCTTCAAATAGTCTATCTGGGCATGAACACTGTTTGTCTCTTTATTGACTCCTTTTGCCCTGTATCCGGCTTTCTGCCACATCTTGATACGGTCCGGTTCAGCAGAGTCGCACCACATCCTCAGTTTCTTGTTGAATCTTCCGGCGGCAAGCTTAATGATTTCTTCTGTATCCATCTCATACACATACAGTTCCTGGAAGAGATACAGATCTCCATCCTTGAAGCCTACCTCGCCGATGCAGTTGGCATGGTTAAAGCCAAAGTCCTGTGAGTTCACAATGTAATCATAGTTCTCCGGATTCCGGTCAAATTCCTCTATGACATAATTCTTAAGGATAAGACCGGCAACCTCTCCCCATTCACCTAGACCATACACCCGATAACCTTCAGGATCTACTTCCTTACGCCGGAGCATACGTCTGTGATACGCTTCATCAATGAACCGGTTGTTCTCGTAGGTTGACTGATGCGTCAGTACATCCGGATCAACACGATCAAAGAACACTTTCTTAATCCAGTGATGTGATGACACCGGATTAAATGTTAACCTAATCTGGTAGAATAATCCCTTCGGCAATATACCTCGAAGTCGGTCATCGATAATTTCAAAATCTGACTGTGTAATCTCTGTAGCTTCTTCTATCCAAACATCGGTAAGCTTCCCGCGCTTGAAGGTAATTGATTTAAGCTTCTCACGTTGCTTCTCGTCATTTACTCCGCGGAAGATGATCTGGTTATGATTGTTCTTACATTCCAGGAGCATATTTGAAGTATTGATGTACCAATACTTCTTATAGCTTTCTCCGAACATACGAAAAATAGCACTCTGCAATTCTGCAAAAGTGCTATCTCTATTCGTTACATCTGCTTTTCGAACGCACAAAAGATTACGTCCCGGATCATTCATCAAACGAATGATATAATTCTGTGCCGTGTCCATACTCTTTCCGGATCCGGCAGAACCTTTCATCACGATATATCGTTTTTTACTGTGATCAACCTCTTTAAAGCATGGATTAGCTTGAACATTTATTTTCATCCGGTATCATCCTCGCCGTAATCAATTGTGATGTTCAAATCCATGTCTGCATCTACTTCTAACTTGTCTTTGAACATTCCAAGATGCTTCCCAAGCAATTCAAGAGCCTTCATCTTGTCATTCAATCTGACTTCTCTTTCAACTGACTTTCCTTTTGATCCGTCCATTGTTTTAACCTTTACGGACTGGATACACGCCAGATCATCTTCTGTCGCATCCGCTTTTACTGATGCATCTTTGGGGTTGATTACATTCTGCGGATTCACAAATGCGATTCGTGCTAGTTCCTGAATCACTCGATCCTGACTGATGCCGGTTCTCTTCGATCTCTCGGCCATTGCTTTTGCAATATTTTCTTGAACACAAGTTTTCCCAAGTAATTCAGGTCCGATTCTATCTGCTGTTTTTGACGAATACCCCGCTCGGATTGCTGCCTGAGTGGCATTCAAGTCGATTAGATATTCATCGCAAAATCTTTTCTGTTTTTCAGTCACTCAGACTCACCTCCTGTTTTTTGCATTATAAAAGCACCCCGGAGGGTGCCTGTTGTATCGATATATATATATATCATTAGCTATTTTTAATCAACTAAATGTTTCGGTCCTTGAGAGCCCGCATACTTCGCTATCTTATCTCGTTCTTCTTTTCGAATCCTGTCTGCAAACTCTGTTATTTTATTGCAAATCCACATATAAGCCATCGTTCCTTCTGAATAATCAGCCTCAGCATACATATTTATTCTTCCTTCGACCCTCATTTGCTCAACCTGACTCAAAGCTCTTAAGTCCCCCTTTGGATATATTGCAAATGTAGCTCCACCATTTTTATTCAAAACAGAAAATGCTGGAATATCACTTGGTCCATCTGCCACATAAACCATATTTATAAAATGTACTCTTCGAAACTCTTCTGGTATTTTAGTATTTGCATTTACGCCTTCACGAGAGTCTCCACTATGAACTCCTTTATTAATTTCAAATAAGGCACGGGTTTTGCTAGTATTATCAATTGTATATCCTATCTCTGAAATGCACGGGGCTCCGTCTTTATCTTCTCCTTCGATCAATTCGCACCCCCATACATGCTCTACATATGGCATAACCGAAGATCCCTTAATTACTTGTGTCATTCCTGTACTGACTATGTAATGTTCTACTTTTATGTCGTACTCTTTATATTTTGAATCCTCTTCTATTAATTTTTTAGTTTTTTCAAAAATATCAGGAATGCCCTTATAGAACTTGAGTTTCTTTCCGAATTCAAAAAGTTTTTTATTTGTTAATCCTTTAAATGTTCCATTTTTAGCATAATGAATAAATTGATTTAAATAAATCGTATCAGGATTAACTAATACATCCTGCTCCTTTTTATACTTTTCTGGTAATGCATTTACTTCTTTCCAAAATTCGCTTGCATTTACACCGTAATGTTCAAAAATAGGATCTTGCATATAACCATCTACCAATGTTTTATCAAAATCCCAAACAATCGCAATTATATTTGCCATATTTTGCTTTCCTCCTCATAACCTAAAAACCTACTCCCATAATATCCCATTTCTCGACATTACGCAACGAAAAAGACACCCGCGTTGCCAGGTGTCTCATCAAAAAAATACAATATAAGGAGAAATTAGATGTCCTATCGAGAAGCGTTCCTCTTTTTCCGTTTCTCAATGATACCATAATAACACGGTTGCTACTGACATTCTATGACATCTTTGTTCGGCATTTGAAAATGCGCCAGTGCTTTTCCGTGTATACGATGAATATGCCTCTCCGTGTATTTCATCTGATCGGCGATCTCCCACCACTCTTCTCCTTTTATGTATCGATAATACAATACATCATCTTCATTCTGTGATTTTAATGATCTGATTCTTTGAACAATATCCGTATAGCTTTCTATTCTCATCTTTTTTTCATAATTCAAATCATCTATCAGACTTTGGATCCGTGCTATTTCGCCGGACAGATCTCCTTGTCCTCCAGATCCGTGCGGCATCCCGTCATAGTTAATAGCCTTAGTGGATTTCAACATTTCTTTCAGTTCATCTACTTCAACACTTATCCGCTGCACACGTCTTACATGTTTTCTGTAACTTCTGAGATAATCTTTTTTCTTTTCATTCTCTGTCTTGCTTGTCTGCTCCACCGGCATCTACTCCCTTCGTTATGTCTACTCCCATCTTCCGCAAGTAATCCTCCACCGAATAACTCTGATAAGCTGGTGGTGTATGGAATCTCTCACTTGCCTTCGCATCATGACTTTCTTCCAACTCCTTATAGTGTTGCTGATCATCCAGCTTTACCTGTCTTCTGTCTCTTCCTCTGTTCAATCATTTCTCAGCTCCTTCGTCGTTTTGTTCATTACGCAGCCAATCAAGTAATTCTCCTATACATTCGTCACAAAGATCATAGCTTTCATCTCTTAGGCCCATACCTGTGATTGTAGTAATTCCAGAAAGCACGCTGCCTTCAACACTACCTCTTGTTTGATATCCCTCATTCTTTTCATACGTCTTCCCACATCTATCACACCGTATTACTCTACTCAACTTTTCCCTCTGCTCCTTTCTCTCCAAATCCTTGGCATATATCATTTCCAATTGTTCATCTGCACTTGCTCCTACAATGCATAAGCTCCAAGCAGCAAAGAGCGTGCAGGCGATAATGATGAATATTATTATCTTCATTGTTCCTCCCTGTATGGTTCTGGCAATGGCATCCATGCATTGACAAATATTCCATAGCTTGAATATGATTTTTCATCATCTCCCGGATAGAATGTACCGCCTTCATCATTTTCTTCATAGCGTCCGATCGCTGCCATTGTATAATTTTCGAATGACAACAGGACATATTCATCCGTATCCGGCAGTCTTTCACTTATCGGAATCCAGTCACTTTTTCTTTCTACCAATTCAAAACACTGTTCTCTCCATCCAAGTACATATTCTAGAGAATACGAACCGTACCCGATGCAATCATCGTTACTGCCTACTTTTCTATACTTAATAGAGTAATATGGTTTTTCTTTTGGCCCGGTCACTACAATGTCAATGCTCTCTACCTTTATCTTCTCATGTGGTTTATTTTCTATCGGCGCATATGTCTTATCCATATTATTCTCCTTTCTTGTACGGAGTCGGCAGGGGCATCCAAGCAATAATTACTTTCGTTGAATACTCATAGATTCCTTCAAAAATACCATTTCCCGCATATCTTAATTCTGTTACTGTACCACTTGAAAATTGCGCTATTACATTCATTGCATTCTCTGGTAATCTCTCACTGCATGGAATCCATTTGCCAGGGACATTTGTGTCCTTAGCATCTTCCCTGTCCTCATACATCGCCAGTCTATCCACCAGCTCCTGTTTCTTATTCGGGGACCAGTATCCGGTTTTCATTCCGCTTTTTCTTTCATGTGTTAATCTCTCCATGATCTATTCCTCCACATCCTTTATTTTCATCCGCGCACCTTTCTCATACTTCGTGCATTCCTCTACCTTACATCCACGACTGTGGTTCATAAGTCCGGCATAATCACAGCTATTCACTGTCGGCCGGTTGCTCCGGAACTTACAAGTCTTGCACAGGTGCCGGTCTGAATTGTCTACCGGTTCCTTTTCTTTCTTCCGGAATCTCGCTGCATGATACCCGACTGTTCCGAACGGGATACCGGTTCGATCAGCGATCTCACGATTGGTATATCCTTCCTCTACCAGCTTCCGAATCTTCTCTTTCTTATCTTCGATATTGTCCGCCGGAAGATCTATCGTTTCTTCTTCCATCCTTTCCTCCGGCTCC